CGGACACGACCGCGCGCTTGACCTACGAAAAGATCGCCGACGACACGGCGGCAGCGACGGCGCCGGACGTAGACGTGGCGGTGCTGCGCTCGCTCTGCGACCTAGTGAAGTACGACCTGGTGGATCAGTTTGGAGTGCCGGAGGACAAGGCGAATCGCTGGTCGAAGGAGGCCGCAATGGCGGAGAAACGTATCAGGAAACTCTCCGTCGAGCGTGTTGACACGACGACGGTTGCGGTGGATGAGCTCGAGAATCGTCGCGACCGCGGCGAGGGCAACGGCTACGTTTCGAACGACTACGTTCTGTAAAGGGGATCTGAAATTACCACGACCGCCTTTACCGACAACGTAACCCTCACCGACGACGCTTGGTTCAATGACGTTGATCGTCTGGCGTATGCAGCGCTTTCTGGCGTCGCAGGAACCAACACGATTACCGCCACCGGCCCGATCACCCTGACGGCATACGCCGCCGGTCATCGCTTCTGGTTCGTTCCAGCCGTTACCAATACCGGCGCGACGACGATCGCCATCACCGGGGCAACGGCACTTGCCGCTCGCAACATCTTCTGCGGTGGCGCTGCGTGCGTCGGCGGCGAACTTAGGGCCAGCGTACCCGTCCAGATTTACGACGACGGCACGCAATTCAACATCATTGGCCCGTACGTTGGCGGCAACCTGCCGACAGGGCAGATCAAGTTCCCGTCCGCTCAGAACGCGAGTGCGGATGCCAACACGCTGGACGACTACCAGGAAGCGACATGGACTCCTGTGCTGACGTTCGCGACGGTCGGCAACCTCGCCGTCGCCTATACGACACAGGTAGGGAGCTACACGAAGATCGGGAACCTTCTGGTCGCTCACTTCAACATCTTGACGAGCAGCTTCGTACACACGACGGCAAGCGGTAACTGCCGCGTTACTGGTTTGCCGGAGACGGCCGAGAACACGACCGGACTCGTGCCGACTGGCGCTGTGATCTGGTCCGGTGTGACGAAGGCTAACTACACGCAGATCAGCGCGACGCCCGTGTTGAACACTACCTACATCGAGTTCACATGTTCCGGCTCTGCGCAGGCGGCATCCGCGCTCGCCTTCGGTGACATGCCGACTGGTGGCACCGTGATTCTCCGCGGGACGGTTGCCTACCGCGTATGACGACTCGTCAGATCCGGATTCCCATGGCGAGCGCGTACAACACGCGCATGTCCGCGGTCGGATCTGCGCCTACGTCGTCGGGCTACGTTGGGGTCGGCGTCGTCGGCCTGATGGTGGTAGGCCGTAGCGTGACGGCCACGACAAAGGACGCGCTTTACCTGAACTGCTTCGTGCAGACGGTAACGGACCAGATAAGCAGCACGAAGCGCCTCTATATCGTGAAGCGCCCAGGGTTCGACACACAGTCCACGCCGGCCAGCGGCCAGAAGGGATACAGCATCCTTGTCTGGACTGGCAAGGACGCTGGTACGGATGTGATCTCAGCGTTCGGAGAAACTAACTCGACCATCTACAACGGCACGTCGAGCCTAGGCGCCATAACAGGACGCTCGACCGGGATCACCGAAACCGTCATCACCACCACGCCGACGTTGACCGTCACGTCCAGCGATAGCACCGGCTGGTACTACGACACTGGCGTCGGCACGATGACGAAGATCACCGACGTTGATTTCCCTGGCAACGCTGGGGAGACGGTAGTCGGTACGTTCGCGCATATCGACGGCTTCCCCTGCGTCATGACGGCGAGCGGCAAACTGTATGCGGGGGATCTGAATACCGTCACTGGCTGGACCGCGAATAGCTTCGGATCGACGAATGCCTATCCGGACAAGGGCGTTGGCTGCGTTCGCTACAAGAACTTCATCATGGCGTTCGGAACGGAGTCGACCGAGTTTTGGTACAACGCCGGCCTCACGCCGTTTCCGCTTGCTCGAGCGACGGCACTCACGATCAAGGTCGGCGCCATCTCTGCAGAGGCCATAGGGGAAATCTCGGACACGAAGTTCTGGGTCGGATCGACCCCGCAGGGTGGCCTCTCCGTCTTCCAGTATGACGGCTCGCTCAGCCGCGTATCGAATCCAGAGCAGGACGCGACGCTGGTTCTTGCCGGCGCATCGAATATCAGCCTGACGACCCTGCGTTTCTTCGGGCGATCGTTCGTCCTAGTGCGCGCCGGAAGCACAACGCTCGCCTACTGCATCGAGGAAAAGATGTGGGGAGAGTGGAACTCCACGACGGTGCTGTGGAAGAAGTGCGCAGGCGTGTCGCGCGGCGGCACGATGGTGAACTACGCCGTCACGGACGAATCCACGTCCGGCAAGGTTTACCTCATGAACAACGCCTCCCTAATCTTTACGGACGCAGGCGTGGCATACACGGCGAGAGCGCAGACGCCAAACGTCGACCTCGGAACCATGAAACCGAAGTTCTGGGGCTGCGCCGAGATCGTCGGAGATGAGGAGTCCAGTACGTCGAACGTGACGCTGCAGTACTCCGATGACGACTATCAGTCGTACCAAACTTGGGGGACGCTGGATCTGTCTGCCAGCGTGCGTAAAGCCTATCGCCTTGGTTCAAGCAAGCGTCGCTCCTGGGTGCTCTCGCATAGCGCGAACACGCCGATGCGAATCGAGGCGCTCGAATTGTCGGTGGAGATTGGCCGATGAACGAGCTCTACAACAAGTCGATCGACTCGACGAGCTTCGCGTACCGCGATCTCATGTCGGTGGACCGCTGGGAGACGTTCACGCCGTCGTTTCCTGTCCTCACGCTTGTTGGGGCGCCTTCCTATGTTGGACGCTACCGCATCGTCGGCCGGCAGTTACAGTTTCAGGTGCTCTTCGCGGCGGCGACTTCCATCGCATCCGTCGCTGGGACTTCGTACATGAGCCTGCCGATCGGCGCGAACGGTCTCTCCGGCATCGCGAACATGACCAATGACACAACGAAGGTCGCAGTGGGTGTTTGTCACATCGACGTAACCAACAGCCGGTGCTACCTGCCGGCACAAGCGGCCAGCGGCAACATTTTCGCGCTCTGCGGCAGCTATGAGATAGGGGGCTGAGATGGCCGGATATGGCGGGCTGACTTCTTACAGTTTTGAAGACCCGGGAGTTAAGTGGGGGCTGCGGGGCAATGTCGGCGGGGAGAACGCCACATGGATGATAAATCCGGCAACCGGCCAAGAGGAGCCCGCATTTGTCGGCCCCGGCGGGTTCTACCTGTACAGCGACATTGCGAAGCAATTCGGGAATGACCCGAGCAAGTGGCCGACAGGTGGATTGAGCGAGCAGGGCAATCCAGAGCAAGTTTTCCAGACCGAAAGATGGGGCGGCCGTCCGTCTGACGACTCGTTTACGGGCAAGGCCGGTTGGGGCGAGCTCGCGACGATTGCCGCGATGGCCGCTCCTGTCGTCGCTGGCGCAGCCGGAGCATACGGCGCGACTGGCGCTGGCGCGGCCGGGTCGACTGCCGGAACTGCGGCGTTCGAGGGCGGCGCGGCTGGCTATGGAGCTGGTGCGGGTGGCACGGCGGCGGGAGCCGGTGCAGGTGGCGGTCTTACCGCCTCGGCAAATACGAGCAGCCTTCTCAATAGCAGCATCGGCACGGCAGGGTCAACTGCTGGTGGCATTGGCGGAGAGGCGCTTGGAACTGGCCTTGCGGTTCCCGGTGGACTTGGTACTGGGTTAGGCGCTGGCCCGGCAGGAATCAGTGGAGCAGCGGCGGCAGGCACTTCGCTGGCGCCTGGCTACTTCGCTGCTGAAGGACTCGGTGGTGCGGGTGCTGGAGCAACGGGCGCCGGGGCCACTGGCGGCGGAAGTGGCACGGCTGCCGGCGGGTCGGCGCTTGCCGGCCCTGCTGCTGGCGGCACGCTCGAGATGCTTGCCCGCGGCATTCCTGGCGCACTTGGCGCGCTCGGAGCAGCCAAGCAGTCCAACGACTACAAAGGTCTCGCCGATGACTATATGGCGGTCGGTGCGCCTGCTCGCGCTCGCTTCGAGGCTAGCTACGCGCCAGGCTTCTCGATGGAGAACGATCCAGGCTATCAGGACGCGCTCAAGCAGGCGGCGAAGGCGAGCTTGTACGGCCTTTCCGTCAACGGCAATCC